GATTCTAAAATCGTTGCAGCTCAAAAATCTAACTTATTCTTTGGAACTGGCTTGATGTCAGACGCGAATGAGGTAAGAGTATTAGACATGGCTAACATCGATGGTTCTCAAAACTACAGAATCATTATGAGATACACAGCTGGTACTCAATTTGGTATCGGTCAGGATATCGTTTACTATGGTGCATACTAATAGTAACTAACTAATATAAAAAAAGGTGGGACAGCCGCAAACTTCCCACCAAATTTTAAAAACTTAAAACACAAAAGATATGGCTTGTTTATTAACGCAAGGACGTCAGGAAGTATGTAAAGAATCAGTAGGTGGTCTACAAGGTGCTTACTTTATTAACTTTACAACTGGCTCTTTCACAAAGAACGGAGCAGGTGAAATCACCGCTCTTCCTTCAGGTTCGACTGTATATTACTACGAGTTGAAGGGAAATTCAAGCTATACTGAAACTGTAAACACATCTCGTGATAACGGTACAACTTTCTTCAATCAGGAATTACTTCTTAATTTGAAGAAATTAACAAACGAAATGACAACTCAATTGAAATTGATGTCATATGGCAGACCGCAGATTATCGTTTGGACTAATAACGGAGATGCATTGTTAGTTGGTGAAAAAGAAGGTGCAGATGTAACCGCTGGAACTATAAGCACTGGGGCAGCAATGGGTGACCTTTATGGTTATTCAGTAACTTTCACAGGTCAAGAAAGATTGCCAGCAGCATTTTTGAGTGGTAGTACAACTACTTCTCCATTCGCAGGTTTATCAACACAACCAACAATCGTATATAACTAATTCAGTATAAGCGAATAAATTATTAAAGGGTATTACTTCGGTAGTACCCTTTTTTGTTTTAACTATTTATACTTATGTAGTTGTTATTTATAGATAAAGACAAGATAAATACGAGATAATGCTAGCATATTTTATATCACAAAGCAACCAATATGTATTCAGAACTCAGCCTACTGCAAGTAATCAATTTACTATGAGTTTGCAAGATATGACAACTTTGGAAAATCTAACTGCATCTATAAGTGGATTAACATATGAGGGATATGAATCATATGTATCATTCTCTTTGAATCTAAGCGGTGTTAATGTTGGTGATGAGTATAGAGCAACATTAATCAATAGTGGCTCACTTACTCCTATTTGGAATGGTTCTATTCAGGTATATGCTTCTCAAAGCACTGATAAGAGCGTTTACGAAAATCAAAATACTCAATATATTTCTCATCAATCAGAGAATCGATATATAATAATGGATTAATATGAAACAACAACAAAAATTTTCAGTAGTTAACGTAAACACAAACCAACTTCCTGTCATTCAGGAGGATACAAAGACTCGCTATAGCTGGGTCCCATTTGGTGTTTATGGACACGATGATTTCTTTGATGCAGTAACAACAGCTTACAATCATTCTACAACCAATGCAGCATCCATCGAAGGAATTGCTGATTTAATATTTGGTAAAGGTATCTACTCTAAAAGAGAAGAACTTAACAATGTAATTGCTAAAATTCTTCCGCAAGAGGAATTAAAAAGAGTTGCATTTGATTTTAAATTGTTTGGTAATGCTGCATTTCAAGTATATTGGAACGATGACCATACTAAGATAATTAAGATGTATCACGTTCCTGTTCAAACACTTAGAGCTGAAAAGCTTTATGGTTCTCCTCGCATTGAGAACTATTACTATTGTACCGATTGGAATGATGCTAGAAAAGTAAGAGATAAAAAGAAGATACCTGCGTTTGAAACATCAAATGAGAAGATGGAAATTCTTTATATCAAACACTATTGTCCAGGATTATATTATTACGCACTGCCTGATTATGTATCATCTTTACAATTCAGTATAAGTGAAGCTGAATTAAGTAATTTGCATTTAAGCAATATTACAAATGGGTTCTTACCTTTGGTTATGGTAAACTTTAACAATGGAGTACCTGCACCAGAAGAAAGACAAACTATTGAAGATTTACTTCAAGCTAAATTTACGGGCACAAACAACGCTGGCCGTTTTATGTTATCATTTAATGATGACCCACTCACTAAACCAACTGTTGATGCAATTAGTATCGACAATTTGCACGAAAAGTTTCAATATGTTGCGGAATATGCGCAAGATAGAATCTTAGTATCGCATAGAGTAACATCACCATTATTGTTTGGTATCAGAACTGCAAATAACGGATTCTCTTCTCAATCAGAGGAAATGAAAACGGCATTTAGTATTATGCAAACAATGACTATCATGCCATTCCAAAACGTATTATTAAATGCTATTGATTACGCATTAACGTGTGGTGGATATCCTGATACTGAATTATACTTTGAGCAATTAACTCCATTAGTAATCCTTTCAACAACTGCTGAAGAAACTGATAAGACTGTTGAGCAAGTAGAAGATGAAGTAAACGATTCAATGGAAAATCCGGCAACTGTTGAGGATGAGCCAGTAGATACAAACGAAGATGTTGCTATTACTGAAATGAGTAATGATGATATAGATTTTATCAGAACAGTAGGAACTAAATCAGCATTTTTTACAAAAGAATTTAATTAATAAACCATATGGCATACGCACTATTTATAACACGAAACGATATAATCAAAAATTCACCATTACAGGGTGCTATTGATGCAGATGCTCTATTACCATTTGTAAGAACTGCACAGGATAAATACTTAAAGAATCTTTTAGGTACTGTTCTATTTGAATTTTTACAAGCACGAATAGAAGCAGGAACTTTTGGTACTTTAGATGCATACTATCAGGACTTAATGAATGACCACATCAAATATACTTTATTATGGTATGCATGTGTAGAATACATTCCTTTCAGTTCTGTTCAGTTTAAATCTAATGGCGCAGTAAAGCAACAAAGTGAGCAAGGCGTCGCTCCATCTAAAACGGAGATAGATTACCTTAAACAAATAACACAAACGAATGCTGACTACTATGCGTTGAGATTACAAAACTATTTAATAGCATACTCAAACAATATTCCGCAGTATTTACAAAGTGTTGGAAATCAAACGCAGATATATCCAGACCAATCGAATCAATATTTCGGAGGTATTCAATTATAATAAACTATGCCAAATCAACAAATTGTACATAATACAGGCGTTAACTACTCACTTTATTATAATGTCCTAAATTACTTTAAGACAATAATGAAGAACCATCCTTCGATTCAATCAGTAACCTATGGTGATATTGATTCGATAGATGATAAGCAGTATCCTGAATATCCGTTAGGTAATGTGTTAATAACTGATAGTAGATTCGAAACATCAACTACTACATTTACAGTTCAATTAACAATTGCTGATAAGCAGAAGAATTTAAACAATGAATCATCAGGTAGCACAAATGCTCAAACTATTCCGTTCTACGGAGTGGATGATATGGTTGATATTCATGCTAACACACTTGCAGTATTAAACGATTTAACCGCATACACACAGAGGGGGGTGCAGGGATTTGAAGTAAACGGAGATATTGTTTGTACACCTTTCTCCGATAGGTTCAATAACGGACTGGCGGGGTGGGTAGCCAACTTTGAGTTAACTACTCACAACGATAAAAATCGTTGTCTTTTTTTTTTAGTTAACCCTTCTGGAAGTGGCTATATAATTGAAGAGTGTGATACGGGTGAAAGATATAAAGCGGTATTAAGCCAAAGTGGTAGTATAGGTCAGGTCTTTATGAGCAAATATATATTAGATGCTAGAAGAGACATCACTACCTACTACGACTACAATTGTTATACTATTGTAGATACGTTTAGTGGAGAGAATGATTTTGATTTTGTGAATTTACCAATACTTGCTCTACCATTTGTAGATTTTGGAACGTGTGAGTATTGTGATTTATGGGCTAATCCACAAATATGGTCTACAACACCACAAAATTGGAGTTCGGGTTCGGCAGTAGCATATAGACAGTGGCAATACGATTAAAAGATAAATAAAATAAAATGGGAAGTTTAGCAAAT